CAAATAACTTACACTTCGAGAGACACGATCTTTCTTTTCATCATGTGTTAACTCCCATGCAAAATCATCATCTGTTGCATCACTACCTTTATTGTGTGTGGCAATTACTGTATTAATAGTGTCTGCCCCACCAAGACATGCTTCATGTGCTTTGCTAATTTCATCTGTTTCTCTAGTCATATCTTAACCTTCCAATGTAGCTATACGAGCTTCTAGTGCAGCATTCTTAGCAGACAGTTCTTGTATGGCTTTGACTAGGATTGGTACAAACTTGCTGTACTGCATCCCATATTGTTTACCATCAGAAGTAAGTGATGTTACTAAGTTTGTTTTGTCAGCAATCTTATATCCAGCAGCTATTTCTAGTGCCTCTACTTCTTGTGCTTTGAAGCCTATGTCTAACCAATCTTCTTTGTGCGTACCGTCTGGTGTCTGTGCATTAAGATCATAATCATCCGCACGCTTATCACCATACTTAGAACGTTTATCCCACTTGTAAGTAACAGGAGACAACGCCTTAACAAAGTCTAAGCCTAAGTCTAGTGCTGTAAAGTCTGTCTTGTCACGTTGGTCAGAGGCTACAGTCCAATCTATTTGGATGTAAGCAGCATCATTATTTTCGTCACCTACCACGATATTATTAGTACCAGTAGTAATCTGACCACCGGGGCTTCCTGAAACTCCTGTGTCTGGCCCTAAAAGAATATTGTTAGAACCGCTTGTTACATATTCACCTGCATCTTTGCCCACTGCTGTATTGGTAGAACCTGTGCAACGGCCTAAAGCATTTTCGCCAACCGCTGTGTTTTCGTCACCACAGTTGGCATTAAGTGCTATATAACCAACAGCAGTATTATTATTACCATTATCAGTACCATCACCTGCACTAGCACCTAGAAAGGTGTTTCCTGTACCTGTCGTAATTGATTCACCTGCATTATTACCCACAGCCGTATTGTAAGTATTTGTAGCAGAGGTAAAGTTTTGTGCATTAAGAGCATTAGTACCTATAGCTACCGACCTACTTCCTAGTGTGTCTGAAGTTAATGCTGCATAACCGATTGCCACATTATAATCTGCATCCGTTAAAGCATCTCCTGCCAGACCGCCAGTAAGAGTATTCTGTACGCCTGTCGTAATGCCTTCACCTGCGGCATGTCCAACAGCAGTATTGTAAGTATCAGTAGCTGACGTAAAGTTTTGACTAGCTAATGAAAAGTTTCCAATCGCAACTGATTTGCTGCCTTGTGTATCGAAACTGAGTGCACGATAACCCATAGCATTATTTTTAGTGCCAACAGTTAAGGCATCACCTGTCAGACCACCGATCAGGGTGTTTTGTATGCCTGTAGATATTGATGCACCTGCATCCCTGCCAATGGCAACATTGTAAACAGTAGTAGCTGATGTAAAGTTTTGAGCAAATAACGCATTTCTACCAATGGCAACAGAACTTGAACCCTGCGTATCTGCCAATAATGCTCTGTCACCAATGGCTGTATTTGATCCACCTACCGTTAAAGCACCACCTGCACTATAACCTGCGATTACGTTTCTCTCACCAGTAGTGATTGCATCACCTGCAATATAACCAACAGCCACATTGTAATCACCTGTCGTAATTGCAGTACCAGCCTCATCGCCCACTACTACATTATAGTTACCACCAGAAGCAATAGAGTTCCCTGCGTTTACACCTGCACGAAAGTTAGAAGTACCTGCACTAGCTGTTATAATATCTGCATTATCTTCAAAGGTAACATCACTATTAAATGTACCGCCACCAACTAAAGTGACGGACATTTTTGATCCAATATATCCTGCCATTATAAAGCTCCTATTATAAATGCTAGTAGCTCAGAATACCTAACACCTAGTCTTGTTTTCTTTGTTGCACCCTCTGGTGCTTCTTCTTCTGTGTTGTAGGTGTCTGTTCGGGTGTAAGCATCTGCTGCTTCAATGCCCTTTTCTTCGTCAGCTTCTACGGCAGGGACTTCTGTCTGTGTTTCCCACCATGTGCTTGAGATGAACATAGCATAGTCACCTGCATCTAGGCTTTCTGCTGCAAAGGCAGCTTGTAGGTCTTGAGCTATGATACCAAAGTGGGTACGGGCTGCTTCACCTTTTTCTGTTACGGCTGACTTCCAACGGAACTTCCGCATCAGACCTTTGGCAGCTACAGCTACACGTTTTTCTGCATCTGTCAGTTCTGCAATGTCCTGCTTTTCGTTGCGGTCAGAGGTTTGGATAGTGCCGTTAGTGGCGTGGACATCATCGAAACGGGCTGACGCTGCCCCCAAATCAACCACGTTATCTGCGTCTGCTTGGTTGTCTCTGGGTATAAAAGTATTAGCACCGAACCTAAGACCCGTATGCCCAGATTCACCGTCAATATAAAAGCCAGTAGACTGAATACCGATACTCCCCACATAAGAATCTCTATAAAAATCAATTATACTACCATCACTTGATTTGCGGTTGATGTACATTGCAGTACCGCCATCTCTGGTGTGGTACGCATATCCTTCGTTACTAAGTTCATGACCCACATCAGCAAGGGCAGAAGTGGTTTTAGCCACTCGCAGATTGCCACTGCTGTCTATTCTGGCCCTCTCCGCACTATTCACACGGAAGCCCATGTAATTCTCACCATGATAATAAGTCAGCCCACCAACAGGGGTTGCTGTTGTGTCATCAGCAAACCAAATCCATTGTTCCCCACCAGAGCTACCACTTAGCTGAATAGCATTGTGGTCAGCACTTTCAACGTGCAGCTTTGTGTAGGAGTGGGGATTTGTTACGCCAGATGCACCGCTGTAAATATGGGTTAATGCGTCAGGGCTGCTAGTTCCCACGCCCAATTTTCCATCGGCTGTCAGGCGCATCCTCTCACTTGTGTCATTGGTTTTAAATAGTAATGCTTGGCTTGAACCAGAGGCAACATAAGCCTCAGTTTGGCTTGACCCTAACTCAAGTCCGTATCCTGTTGAGGTGTGAAACTCAGCTATTTTGCCACTAGCATCTCCACGCCTAACATCAAGGATAGCTGTTGGGCTGCTAGTTCCCAAGCCTAAATTGCCAGAACTATCAACCGTTACAGCATCGCCAAGCTGTGCTAATTCAAATGCCTTACTGGTCATTAGGTAATCTCCATCATGGACACAATAACGTCAGTAGCACCAGTGGCTGTGACTTTAAGTATGTCTGTAGTCTCCATTACAATCTTACCATCCAGTACACTGAGAGATGATCCTGCAGGTACTGCTGCATTTGTCACAATCTCAACATCTTGGTTAGCTTCATTGTTTGCACCTGCCCTGTTAGATGTATCTGAGCTAAGAGTTACAGTTACAGTAACCTGACTTCCTGTTGTGTTACCAAGGACAAGCCCTAGTATAATACTGGTAGTGGAACTTGCAACAGTATAAATTACATCTTCTGATGTAATACCTGCTTTAGTTACCGCCTTAAATGTGTTTGCCATATCCTTTTCCTATCCTAGAGCAATTGCTAATGCTGTTGCCTCATCTGCTGCGGCTGCTGCTGTTGTAGCTCCTATGTCACTAAGAACTTCTGAGGTTGATCTACTTTCTAATCCACTAGATGTGAACCTTGCGTATTCATCATCTGCTACTGATGCACTATCTATCTTAACTGCATTCGTATTTGAAATGCCAAATGTAAGTGAGGCTTGACCACCAATGTCACTAAGAACTTCAGCAGTAGAACGACTCTCAAGACCACTGGCTGTGAATCTTGCATACTCATCGTCAGCTACAGATGCACTGTCAATCTTTACAGCATTTGTGTTAGAAATACCAAACGTTAATGCTGCTTGACCACCAATGTCACTTAATACTTCTGTTGCTGATCTACCTTCAATAGCTGTACCATCAATACGAAGGAAGTCATTATCTGCTGCACCACTGGTAAAGACTGCTACGTTACCGTTACTAATACCTGTATCTGTAACTGCTGCTGTGCCTAGTCCTAGTGTAGTTCTCTGTGCAGATGCACTTGCATCATCAAGTAGTGCTTTACCTGCAGTAGTAAGGTCGTATGTACCTGCAGAACCTGAACCAGTGAATTGAATACCTTTATCAGCAGCAGAGGTTAGTCCAGCTAGTGCTTGTAGCTCTGCGTCTAGTCGTGCATTTGCTACAGTACCTGTAAGTTGTGTGGCATCAATAGATTTATTAGTTAGTGTTTGTGTACCTGACAGTGTTGCTACAGTACTATCAATTGCTACAGTAAGAGTATTACTAGAGCCAGAAGTATCAATACCTGTACCACCTGCAATGTCTAGTGTTTCACTATCTAAGTCAATTGACAGTGCTCCACCAGAGTCACCTTGGAAGTCTAAGTCTTGAGCAGTTACTTGAGCATCTACATAAGCCTTAATTGATTGTTGGGTAGCTAGGTGAGAAGCACTATCAGAAGATAAATCATCTTCATCTTTAATGGATGTTCCACTTATTGTACCGTTCAACACAGGGCTTGTCAAGGTTTTATTTGTAAGAGTTTGTGACCCTGTTAAAGTTGCAACAGTACTGTCAATAGCAAAGGTAACTTCATTACCAGAACCTGCTGTGTCAATGCCAGTACCACCTGCTAGTGATAAAGTCTCACTGTCTAGGTCAATGTTAAGAGCACCACCTGAGTCTGCTTGAAAGTCTAAATCCTGTGCAGTTACTTGGGCATCTACATATGCTTTAACAGACTGTTGAGTTGGGAGAAGTGTAGCAGAATTAGAAGACATATTATCTTCATCAACAAATGCTGTTACAGTAATTGTACCATCTGATAAGTTAGCAAAAGTAATGTCTCCTGCACTAGCTCCACCGATAGTTACACCGTCTACTGTACCACCATTAATGTCTGCAGTATCAGCTACAAGAGCATCTGTAGTTACTGTACCATCAAAGTAAGCATTTTTAAACTCTTTACTACTTGAGCCAAGATCAATGTCATTATCCGTAGTAGGTTCGATAACACCATCTTTAACTACAAACTGTTCAGTAGACGTACCAGATACATCAATGTTAAACTCTACTTGATTGTTTGTATCATCTACAACAACTTTATTTTTAGGTGTAGTAGAACCAGCATCACCAATTAAACCAATAACTGGCCCTTCTGCTGCAGTACCATCATGTTTGTGTCCAGAGGCATTATTAAAAGCAGCAAGAACCTGATCAAACTCATCATTGGAGTCTGCTGCCTGAATAATATCACCGTCTGTATATGTAGACTGTCTTGTATAACCTGCCATTAACGTCTTGCTCCTGCGTCAAATTCTAGCTGAAAACCCTTGAGAGAGTATGGGGATGACTCTGCATTATCTACAACACGAAGTGCTACTGCAAAACCTGAACCCTCTACGGGTTGCCTTACAAGTGGGTTTGTTTGACCACCATAAGTAGCAGTGTTGTATAGTGACGTTCCATAGATAGCTACAACTTTTGTAGAGTCAAATGGGTAAGCTGCTGGCCTTGGAACATTAGGGTCTTCATAGTCGTACCGTAAAAATAAATCAGAGTTTACTGTACCTGTGGGTGAGTAGTTAATAATAACACGTTGGAAGTTCTTACGTATTCCTGCATCACCTGCTGTAATATCTGGGCTACGATAACGACCTATAATATTTCGTGTATCAAATTTATTGCCTTGTTCTTGGCGATACACGTATCCATCGTATCCACCATGAATAACGTAGGTAGTACCTTGTACACTGGCTGAGTCTGTAGATGCTGGTTGTACACCTTTTATCTTAGCAAACTCATAACCCTGTGCTTTACGTACAGCAATAACACCTGTAGCTGTACTTTCTAGTGTGCTATTTGGTTTAGAAAAGAAAATACGATATTGTGTTTTATCAGGAATAACTAGACTATTAAAATCATCAACGTCTGTCTCGCCTTCAAACAACTCCTGTACTGGCTTACTAATTGTGCCTAACTCAACATCATTAATTTTAGCAGTACCAGCAACCGTTCTTAAACCGTCACGACCAAGGAAAACAATCTCACCTGCAAGTTCTTGTACAGTGTGTCCATTAAGACAACCAATGTCTCGTGTAACAGGTTGCATTGCAAAATCAGCAACTGTATTTCCCACAAGTTTGTATATACGTTCTTCTGCAAAGATGTATAGTTCATCACGAAAAGGGAACAGTGCTGTAATTTTACTATCAACTCGTATACTACCTGCACCATTAGCTGCAGTAAAATCACTGTCAGTATATGGGGCAGTAAATACTACTTCTTCTGGTGAAGCTGACATACCTGCAAAGAAGAGTGCATTCTTAAAGTGTTTTACGTACTTAGGATTGCTTGGAGCACCAGTAGCATTAAGGTCTGTTAGTGTACTGCCATCATACTTTGTCGCACGATTAGCACCATCAGCCCACACAATATACTCTGTACCACTTAGGTTGTATCTGTCATAGGAGTACCGTATTGCATTACTTCTGCCCGTATCTATCTCCGTCCAAGAACCACTACCACTAGCAGCCTCAAATACCTTCTGACCCCTTGCGGCAATTACTTTACTATTTCCTGCAAAATATGCAGACATTAGTACTGCTTCAGTAGAGGCAGAGGTTTGTGGTACTATGTTAGTATTCCACTTAGTATATCCGTTTATTCGTCTATACCCACCACCAACGTCAGGCTCAAAGTTTTCTAACTCTAATGCCATTCCAGGTTCCATAGAAAAAGTAGAACGGTCAAGAACTAAACCACCCTCTAATGGAAAAACAAAAGGGTTAATACGAGACTCATCTGCCATTTAAATTACTGCTCTTCCCGAAGAGTTTTTTAAGATTACAGTTGATCTAATATACTCAGATCTGTTAGATAAAAGACTTTGCATACTCTTGATACCATCTAAAAGCCTTTGAAAATTTAATTGATACTCTCCAGATTCTCCTCTATATTGATACCCAAAAGCAGTTGCACCATCTACAATAACTGAACGATATTGCTCTGGGATTGTAGGTACATCTGTAGCTGCACTTAATGCAGTAGTATAGTTATAGTATTCATACTTTAAAGAGTACGCTTTATCTGGATAGGGATATAAACCAAAATTATTATCTGGGGTTCTAAATACATGAGTAGGTACGCCCCCTACATCAGATTTATCTTCTTGTTCAATGTACCTATTTAAATAGTCTTTATAATCTAAAACAACCAAGGATCTTCCTTGAGACCCTAGTGTAGTATTTTCAACAATTCTAAAAGTATCGTAATCTACGTGTTTAGCTGTTGCAGGTGTGTCGTATCTAGTTGTACCTGCTACAAGTGTTTCTGTTTGTGTAGCATGATTATAAGGCCAACTGTATTCACGAGTATTAATATAATAAATAGCATCATTAACAGCATTTTTACATTGTGTTTGAAATCCGCGAGAAGAGGTAAAACCTGCTTCAGTTAAAGCAACCTCATTAAATCTAGCTAAGACTTCGTTTGTAAGACCTAAATAATTATATGCCATTGTGCTTCCTTAACATAGTCTAAAGAGGCCACCCTAAAGCAGCCTCTCTAGTTAGTTTTAATTAAGCAAGATAATCACGAGTTACTTCGTTAGCAACACCGTCATTACCCATGTCAGAGCAGTCCATAAGAACAGCCCAAACACGGAACTTACCTGATGAAACAGCACCACCTGATAGGGTAGCAATAGTTACATCAATGTTGTCATCAGCAACAGCCATTACGGGCTGATATGCTGCAGGGTTCTGTGCGACTACTGCTGCTGCAGATGTAGCATCGAAACCATCAACAAATGCATCAGCATCAACCATACCCAAGTCTACTGTAAAAGTAGAACCATCGGATGCAGTGTCAACTTCGATACCTGCGTTCATGACCATAGTACCTTTAGGTACAGCAATGACAGGAACAACATCGGAAGCTGCAAGAGCAGAACCTTTGTCTGACAAAGCTGTAGCCCAATTCAATACAGTTTGGACCATGTACGGATTACGGCCAGGGTTTTGGTTTCCCCGTGCCGCTTGGAGTGTGTTATCACCTAATGCCATAATATATACCCTCCTTACGCTGCGTTATACTTGGCGTTAACAAGAGCTTCTGGGCGAAGGATCTTGCGGCCATATAGGTGCATACCACGAACGATGTCAGCAAAGCTGTCAGGATCACGGTAAGTTTCAGTCTTGTTGATTTGCTCTGCGGTTGCAACAGCAGAATCATGACCTGCAACAATAACACCATAGTTAGCATTTTGGTTTGCAGAACCAGTTGTACCTGGACCTGTACCAATTGCTGGCAAATTGCTTGAAGAATAAACACGGAAGCCGTGGAAATTATTCACTGCAAGACCATTACGTAGTCCACCTGATTCACCGAAGTCTGCATTGAAGAAACGTGAGTCTTCATCTGCAAGGAGTTCCATGAATACTGGATCAACTACAATCCACCGTCCAGCTTTGTCTACTTGTTGTTGGTCAAGCAAACGAGCCATACGAGCAACAACCATTGCTGGTGAAGCTGTAGCAGTTGGAAGTGCAGTAGCACCTGGCAAACGAGCTGCTAGTGGGATCGAGTGATCTCCAGCAGAGCTAGTTGTAATGTTGCCAAAGTCAGACTTTTTCAATTGCATGCTTGAAAGCAATTCATTTGAACCAGCAGTTGAAACAGCTTTAGAACCGTTTACAACATCATTAGCTGTGTCTGCTTGTGAGTGCAAAGATGACTGTTTGAAACCAGACAAGTAGCCAAGAACCTCTTGGTCATGCTGATCAGCCAAACGATAAGCTGCACGATTAGTTGCAAGATCCATGAAGTTCACATGTGAGTGAGCTTCTTCGATATCATCAATCTTAAAGGCAAAGTAGTTAGCTTTGTCTACGACCAATGAAAAATCTTCGTCATCAAGATCTTGTGCTGAAACCTGAGTACCACGAGCATATGAGCTTACGGAAATTTCAGGTTCTTTGATGATTTTAACGGTATCGCCTTGGGCAGAAATCTCGCCAAAATAATCTGAGTTGGTGATGTCACCACATACAGTGCTCTTGCGGAATGCAAGCTGTACTTTTTTGGAGTAGATTACGGAACTAAAATTACCGTTAGGTAAGTTACCGTGTCCACTTGCTGTTGTAAAAGCCATGATAAATCCTCCTGATAGTTGGCTTTGTTAAAAGCTAATACCAATAAGAGGCTGTTGTTTTTCTAGGGTGCATGTACTTAAGGTTGGCCAACCTATGCATACATGGGCCTATACTTGAACAGGTAGTTCTTCTAGTTTAGACTTTATTGGAATTTGGGTTAGAACAAAAGGTAGTCAGAATGAGGCTTTTGTTCTATATCCCTAGTTATACTGTTGAAATTCTATTTGTCAACAGTTATCTGGCAGAACCAGACACGTCATAGATGAATTTTCCATTGCGCATTGCTGTATTAATATCATCTGAACGTTCTTCAAATTCTTTGTCAGACATTTTTGCAACATCTGATTCCCGAATCATGTCGTTAGCATCAGCTACATCTACTTCCGTTCTACTACGTTTAGTAACTGTCTTAGCTGCTTCTTTTGTTTTAGCTTTCTTATCCTTAGTGGTAAGACCTTTGTCTGCTTTATACAGATCAATTATACGGACCACAGATGCTGGATCGTCAGAGTTTTCATACAAAGCATCACGAACCCACTTAGGTTGTTCGTCAGCCCAATCATGAAATCCGTCTGAATCTCGTAGCTCGTCAAAGTCTGAATGAGTTTTACGTATTTCATTTTCTGCCTTTACTCGATTAGCTTCTGATTGAGCCTCATCAAGTTCCTTAATCCGAGTGTTAGCCCTTTCAAACATTTCTTGGGCTTTCTTAGCTGCAATAGTTTCTACAATTCCAGCTACATCAGGATACTCCTTAGCCCACTCCTCTATGTCTTCATCAGACTTGGGTGGTATGATACCCGCTTTTTCAGAAGCCTTTTGTAGGTTCTCAAGTTTAGCATCCCACTCCTTTTCCTTCTGCTGCATGTGTCGTCTTAGATCACCATAGCGTTTTTTGAAAGACTTTTCTTCTGGAGATAACGTCTCTTCTTTATCTTTTGTATCGGCCTCTTTCGCTTCGGTAGTTTCTTCTTCAGTTGTTTCTTCTTCTTCTTCTGATTCAGATTCTCCTCGCTGTTCAGCTTCAAGACGTTTGATCTCCTCTTCTTCATCTTTCATTTCTTGTTTACGCTTCATGTAGTTTGATCCACGTTCAACAAATCCTGCAGTCTTTGGTGTTTCCATTTCTGTTAGTTCAGGCATATCCTATCTCCTTTATGTTGGGGTCAGCCGTAGCCGAGTAGCCTTATCGTTCCTAGTATAGGGTATTAACCCAGTTTTATTTTTTACTCTTTTTCTTTTTCATCAAGCCGCCTTTTTTAAATCCCCTTTGAACACCTCTTTCCATAGCTTTAAGAGTTTCTTCTGTTCTCTTTATAGCTTTTTGTTTTGCTTGTTTTGCTTGTTTATCAGCTAAAGATTCTGAAACTATATCTGTCCTATCTTCTATAGAAGAAGAAGAAGGTATATCTGACTTACGGGGGCCAGGGAGATGAGCTTCTCTGCTTTTTCTATTAGCAGCGTCCTGTATTTGTTCAAGAGGGTCATCAATAGGTGCAGTTTTGGGTTGAGGTCGTTTCCTGCCTCTTATTTCTGGACCTGTTTGTAAGGCTGAAGAATCTGATACTTCAGGTTTAGGGGGTTGATAAGAAGTAGGTCTAGCTTTGGGTCTTGGAAGCTCTTCTGGTTCATAAGATACTCCTTCTGGCCTTATGTATTTCCCTTTATCAGGAATAAAAGTCATACCTTCTGGTGCAACACTTTGAGCAAAGTCATCAAAGTCTTTTTGATTTTTAAAGATTGGATCTCCGTTTACATCCGTATCTCCAAACTGTAGTCCAAGGTCTTTTCCTGGATTATTTTGTACAATTTGTCTTGTTAATTGATCACCATTATAAGTGAAACTGGGGAGTACGTCAATCTTATTCTGTTTTACGTAACCATCCCACAAAGTTTTTAATCTTTCTGCCTCAGCTTCTTGTCCATTAGATTTAAGAATTGCTATGTTAGCTGCTGCCTGAGCTGCATTACTGGCAGAAATAAACATGCCTATAACCCCTCCACCAAGTACTTTACCTATAAAACCTTTTTCAGCAGTTAAAAGATCTTCTGTTTGTGTAGCTAAATTGTCTAGATTATTATAGTCATACTTATCCATCCAAGCATTTGGATCAGTTTGTACTTCTTTATCTTTATCTTTATCACTTCTTTCTTTTTCTATTTGTGGTGCTGTAAGTCCATAACCTTGAGCAATAAGTTGGTCATACATAGTTTGGTCTCTAGGTAGCATCAAAGCTATAACTTCACCACTTGGTCCATACAGTGTTACAGCTTTTTGTTCTGGTGTTTCAGGTATTGTTACTTCAGGTGGTGGTGTAGCTAAACCAGCTCCAGGTTGCTCAAAGCTAAACTCTCCACTGTACATAGGTCTACCTGCAGGTCCAGGAGTGGTTACAGCTTCTTCTACAGTTGATCCTGTAGGATTATAGAAACTAAAGTCTGCTCCATTTGCAGCTCCAGCTACCATACCACCTTCAAACATCTTTTGTATTTCTTGCATCTCATCTGGTCGTAGACCTGCTTTAGGTCCACCAACAGGTACGGGTTCTCCACCAATACGACCATCAGTTTCCATTTTATTAAGTCCGTTTTTAGCTTTATCTCTCAAGTCTTCAAAGTGTTTTACTCCAAGATAACGAACAACATCAGCAGGTACAACATATTCACCTTCAGACAACTGGGCAGAGATATCATCTCGTACTTCTGAAGCCATCGACCCAGAGGGTACTTCATTACCAGATACAGGATCTTGATTCATCCCGTCATCCTGCAATCCACCTTGTTGCATAAAAGCCATTTCCATTTGTTTATTCATTGCTACGCCTCCTTGGGCAAACTGTCTTGGTTGTTCTACTTTAAATCTATTAACTAGTTCTGAGATATCTATAATTGTACCTTTGTCACTTACATCAACTGTTTTTTTCCTTTGACTAGGAGGTAGAAGTTCATTACCTAAGGGTTCAGTTACTACAACTTGATTGACATCGTTTAAGTTTTGATCTACTAATTCAGTTATTTGTTGACCAATAGCTTCCATATCAATATCTCCTGCCATTTCATTAAGGAGATTTGTTATTTCTGGGTCATTTTCCGCATCAAAACCTAGATCTTGATCTATATCTTCAAATCCTATAAGCTCATCAGTACTTGCTTCTCCCCTGATACCATAAGGCATTTCAACATCCCTGTGTATTACAACAGGGTAGTTTTCTTCAAGCTCCTTTAAGGATTTGTTTAAGTCAGTTACATAAGTTCTATAAAACCTATCACCCTTATCTTTCTCAAGATCTCTACCCCTAGCTAAAGCAATACGACTTGCTGGAGGTATGACAATTTTGTCTACACCTGATTGTGCTGCTTTGGCAATAAGAACTTTAAGTGCTTCATCTACAGCTTGTTTATTTTTACGTATTGGAGGTAGGCCAATCTCTGAAGTATCTGGAGTATAAGACTGAGCCATTATCATATTTTCATGAAGTTCGGCTAAATCTTTAGCATCTATTGTATCATTTATTTTTAACTTATCTATTTGAGACTGTAAAAAATTTAAGTATTCTTCAGTTGCACTGTCAAGAGCTTGCTGCCGTTTATTATGATAGTTTAAAAAGTCTTCTTTTATACCTTTATCATTTATTGAATTAACTTCTGGTAAATTTACAAGCTCGTCGTGAGTAAGAAAATCAACGTCGTCTAGCCCACCTTCAAAGAATACTGCAGCTTCAGGATCATTCTCCCACATTGAATCTATTGCAGATTTTCTTAGGAGTATTGGTTCTAATAGTGCATCAGCTTTTAACGTTTCAAAAACCTGATCTATGTCTTTTTCAGTTGCACTTGTTTTAATAAGAAGATCTGAAAGCTCGTCATAATCAATTCTATCTAGACTTGCAAGACCTTTTAATCCCCTCTTTCTATCTTCAAAGTTTACCTTGTTGGTGTACTCTGAAGAAAAATGATAAAACTTAGGATTACTGGAAACTCTTCCAGGAGAAAGGTGGGCTGAAGATGGATCATCAAGAAGCTTTAAAACCTTTTTAATTTCTTTATCTATATCACCAAGAGCTTCTTGGTAAGTAACAAGATTAGCAGATTCCCAGTTTTTTGTAGCTTCAGAAAATACAGCGTCAAAAAAATTATTTGGTTTTGCATAACCTTTAGTAAGAAGGTCAGACTGAAGCTCTTCTCCGAGTAAGTAATTTTTACCCCCAATAATCTTGTCAAACTCTTTTATTTTTCTAGGAGAAAACTCAATTTGTCTATAAGGACTTACAATAGAACCTCTAACATGAACTAAAGTTTCTGGACTATAATGTTGATAATTAGCCCTAAAACGTTTCCCAGGATATCCAATAGTCGTATCTATGGGTATATCAAAATACTCAACCTCTCTTCCACCTTGAAACCCTGCATCTTTTGTTTGTCTTTGATTGCCTTCAAATTGTTTTATTCTATAAGGAGAAATATTTGCAGCAGATCTAAAAGTGCCTTGAGTATTTTTTCCTACTCCTATGGCCCCAAGTAACTCCTCCTTAGTATATCTTTTACTGGGATCTATAATACCCTCTTGTAAAGAAGTCTCTGGGATAGAGGGATTCTTTTTTATTTGGTTTAAAAACTCTGATCCTATCATACCTTTTTTAGGTATAGTTAAGGTTTTTATAAACTCTGAAATAGGTTCTCTAAATTGGAGGAGTTCTAAGTCTTTCAGTTTTGTTTTTTCGGTGGGTTCTACTTGACGAAAATAATCAAGTTGGTACTCTCCCATTTCAGAAAGTGGAGTATCTCTCTGTATATATGTAGGAGGCACAGCTCCAGCAAAACTTGCAAGTGTATTGGGGTCAGGTTTCATTTGACCTGCTTTACGTGCTACGTGCAGAGACCCTTCAAGAAATGCATCTGCTGCATCATCAAGTTGAGTTAGGCTTCTAGCACCTGCTGCTCCAGCAAAAGCTTCTGGCATAGAGTAAAGATCTCTAGCCATACGTTTTTCTAAAGCTTCTGTAGGCATAACCTGAGCTGCAGAACCTACAGCATATTTAAATGCAGTATCAGCTAAACCTAAACCTGCAAGTCCTGTATCTTTAAGGTAATCGACAGCACGTTTATACGCAGTGAAGATAGCAGGATCATCGGGATTTACATCAATCCTACCTGCATCCATAAATCTTTTCTTCGTATCTTCCCAAGAGTCTTCTGCAAAGCTTGCTGGAGTAAAGTTATCTTCTCTATACTGAACATAATCTTCTGGACGAATATCGTTATCTGCAGAAGGTATCATCAAAGATTGCATTTGAGCTGATACATCACCACCTTCGTTAAAATTTTCAACCTTTTTTCTTTTTGGTATTACTAAGTCAATCTTTCTTGAATCTTCTGGGTTAGGTCTGAAAACATTTGCTATAAACTCTCCTGCCATTTCAGGATCAATTCGCATGTAGTCTAACACTTCTGCTAAATCTTTACGGTTACTAAGTTTAGGTAAGCTCCTTTGTCCAATATTCATATCGTATGCATCTTTTACTATGAGACTTGAAGGAGTATCTTCTGTATCATACCTACCTAAAGTTGTACGTACTTGGTATTCAGGGCTAAAAAGACTGTGTGCCATAGCTCTAAAGTATGGATTACTTTCAACCCAATCAGGATACCTATCAGTAGGTTTAAGTTTATAAGTAGTAACTGTTGTTACATTTTCAGGTTGATCTTTTAACTTTCTGTTTTTAAGGTTAAGTTTATTTTTTTCCTGATTCTCTGAAAGAGCTATCATTGAAACTAGTTCATCTTTAGTAAAATCTGCCATAGTGATAGGTGTATCTTTACCAAGGATAAACTCTGTAAGAAGTCTAAAGTTAGTTGGAAGGTTTTCATAAATAGTATGAAATGTAGTAGGTCCAACTTGCCAACCAGATCTAGCACCGTCTAGATTATACTTTTTTATAATCTCTTCTTTCTGAGGATCTACGGATGGTTTATACTCATCTTTTTTCTTAGGGAGAGTAGCCATTTGTTCAGCTATATTTACTTCTCGTTGTCTTTCTAGCTCAGACTTTGGGCCTATTACATCTCCACCTTCGTTAAAACCTAATCTACTATATCCAAAATGTTTTGCTACCTTTTCCCAAAAACTTAAAGTTTTTTTCTTAACCTTTGGCACTTCTCCTTGAGCTTCAAGTAAATCTTGTGCTGCCTGTACAGCTCCCATAAGACCTGGAAATAAACTTTTTAGATATTTTTTTCTTTTCTTATTAGGTGACTTAAGGTATTTTTGAAACTCTTCTCTATCTCCTCCCCAAGAGGAATTAGCAAGAAAAGTATCCTGTGCAAATTCCATAGCAGAAATCTGACCGTCTTCATTAAAATCTTTTTCTTTTAAAAGTTTTTGCGTTTCTGGTTTAATCTCAGGAATTTCTAAACTTTTGTCTATTTGTTTTTTTGAAACGGTATATCCAGGAACATTAATAGTGTCTTCTAAGTAATCAAAAAATTCAGTGACCCGTTCATTACCATCCTTTGCTTCTTTACCCCCTTTAGAAATTTTATTAATTAAATTAAAAGTTTTTTCTCCATACTTCCCTTTAAAAAATTCTGGATCTTCATCTAAGTATTCTTTTAACCTTTCAATACCTTTATGAGTAAATTCGTGAGACCAGACAGGAGAAACTGCAGTTGGACCTTTAGTAACTACATCTCCTGGATTAATTCTTTCAACCTCTAAAGGGTCACTTCTTTTAAATTCTGATGCATTTGTAATACGTTCTACAGTTGAACTATCAGGAATTGCATACGCATTGTTAGGTTCGAGAAGGCTAGAGGGTAAGACTTTAGCTTTCTTCGGATCGTACCCTAGTCTAGCTAGAGGATTCCAAGAAAATTGTGGTTCTAAATCGGCTCTAAATTCAACATCTCCAAAATCTGCTGCAAGTTGTTTTTGCTGCAAGTCTTCCTTAACTTGAGCTATAGTCTTAGGTTTGAGCATACGCTCTGTCTGAGACTCAGGCCTAGCTTTAGGTCTTAGGGATGTATTAGGAGCTGCCATTGATTTTATCTCTTAATCTTAATAGTGACCTGAGTGCACGTATCTCACCCTGTAATCTAAACAACTCATCGGGTTCTCTAGATTGTTCAAGAGCTATCTGAGCAAACATAATCCTTTCATCAATCTCTTCAAGGAAAGGGTTATATAGCTCAGGGTTATTTACAAAAGGTTTTAAAGTATTATTCACGACCAGTTTCATTGTACCTGTTGTGGGCCAGTGTTACCTGAGAAGCCCTGTTCTCCTGGCTGAGGCGCTGTACCAGTTCCTATAGTCCCACCCCCTGCTCCAGAGGTATCCTGCACCTGTGCACCAGCAGGAGCGCCCTGAGGACCAGCCTGTGGTGGAACTCCTGGTTCTGGTTGTGGTGGGTTCTGTGCTTGGAACTCTTTTAGGATCTCAGCTTGTACTGCTGCTTGTGCCATATTGTTTCCAACTTTATCAGGATCAAGATCCATAGACTTAGCAATCTCACGTACAATGTAATCCATACGAGCAAATGGTGCTAGTGCTGGATTTTGTACAACTTGCAGGAATTGCATTAGTCGTTGACTACGTACTTCATTAGCCATTAAGCTTTCAGTACCACGAGCTTTAATTTCCAGATCGCCTTTAATCTCTTGGTCAAAGTCAAACTGCATATTAAAGTTAAAGAAGGCTTTACCTAGTGGTGCAAGCAAGTAGTCATCTATGTTCTTGACAACATTTCGTATACTGCCGTTAGCTGCAGACATAAGCATACTGATGCCAGAAGCAGTCCTTCCCACTCCTGATACTCCAGTTTGCCCATGTGCGAACGAAGGAAATCCTGTACTCTCATCTGCTAATACCCTTGATTTATCAAACATCATCATGTTTTCTGAACTTACATTAGGAAACTTTGTTCCGAAGATTGCCTGACCCATTGCACCGCCCTGCCTACGGAAAACTTTTCCAGGGTATACAGAGAGGTCTTGGCCAGGAACTAGGTTAGTTTCATCTACTTCGATAAGTAAGTTTCCTGATAGTGCTGCGTTATCTACTGCCATACGCATAAACCCATTCATAAGAGTTTGGGTATCATCCATATTTTCTGCAATACCTACACCAAATATGCTGTAAGGGTTCATTTCATAAGGGGCAGCAAAGTACGGAATGTAAGCAGGAGTGAAGGGGTTCATTACCAAACGAAGTACTTGACCGTTACAGATCCAGACATTAACACTTAACTGCTCTGCATCCTTAAGCTCTTTAGGAATGTCAATATCCTGCTCTTCTAGGATATCTGTATCTACAAAACCCCAGAACTCAAGAACTTCAAAACGTTCTGACTTAGACTCATTTGCTTCATCTTCCATAGCCTGTTCCCACCACTCTTTTGTGTAGGACTCTCCAATACTCAATGCATTGTCTAGTGCATTCTTACGGAAGTATGGACGATTCTTAAGTGCTCGTAGTTGAGAACGTGACATCTTATGACGCTCCACAACATACTCAGCTTCTTCCATTGTTGCTGCATCTGGATCAGGATAGAAGTTCCAGATAGAAACACTTGTAGTCTGTGGGATAGTTTTAAAAGTAGGAGAGTAATTACCCTCTTCATCCCAGTTTGCATATTCTTTGTCTACAGCAAACGGACCTTTCATAATACCAGTACCAAACAAAGCTGATTCAAAAGCTGCTGCCCGTAGGTGCTTCTTTGCGTGAGATTCTTCTAACTGGTCATGGATTTTCTTTTCCATCTTCTTAGCTGCAACTTCTGCAGGAAAGAACTGTGGAGAGGTAGGAGTCTTAGCAGACCCAGATTCTACCTTGTCCATCACTGGTTGAAGGTCTTCCTTTATTCCTGCAAGGCGTTCTTGTAATTCTGGAAGAGTCTCTCCAGGAAGGAGGCTAGGTAGACCCTCTTGAGCTTTCATTTGCTCTGGGTTAGTTTCAAAGTTTACTGTCTCTTCTACCCCATCTGGAAGGACAGTGGGATCAATACTAATTGGAAACTTGTTGCCACCAAATAAAACTTCTGCAATTTGTCCATATGCAGCTAGGACTTTTGTCTTAGTTACTTTAACAAATACTTGAGACTTCTCAGTTGAAGTGAATTGCACATCTGGTCCGTAAATACCACGGTAGTTTCGGTAGGCTTGGACCCAACGCTGCTCTTCTGTTTTCCTTGCAGTCTCAGCTTTGGAGTACTTTTCCCCTACAAAACTGATTATTTGTCCAGCCTTAGGATCAGAAAGTTCTTCTTCTTTTACATCTTCAACAGAAGCAGAGCCTTCCATATCCATGATCATATCTTCAAATTCTTCTTCCATATTTTATCCTTAATAGCCAAACGTTGCGTCTGAAGCTTGAAATCCTGTCCTAGTTACATTAGGATCGAAGTCAAATAGACTACTTCTTGGTCTAGTCATAATACCATATCGTAAGGCATCATACAAGTGGTCTTCTGCATTTGTGTTTACATCTTCTGGATTATTTTTATCCAAAGGTATGGCAGGTAGTTGAGAGATGGTATGCTTACAAGTATTAAAAAATACCATCCTTGGTTCCTCAGTAAATTCATCTACCTGTAACCTCCTGTGTATTTCGTTCTTCCCTGACACCCTTGATCCACGGGAGCGATCTGAGGGTCTCCACCTACAACCTTTTATAATCATTTGTTCAGCAAGGCTAGGGCCAGTATCACCACGATTATGCCAAAGACTAGAGTCCAAAACTCCATACCGCATTTTCTCCCCATCTTCTATTTCTAGGATCATATCTGCCAAGCTATCAGCAGTAACCTTAGATACATATAACTCCCTGTACACAACAACCTGCTCAGAGGGGGTTACGGTAAACCAGAGTACACCTGTGTGAGAACCATAACCATAGTCACAAGCCCTAAACTTTACCCAACTGTTTGGTATGTCGTAGGGTTCTACTACGTGTATGTTACGGTTAAACTCAGGAAATGCAGCTCCTTCATTTATATCCCAATCACCTTCAAGCAATTGCCTACGTTGGTGTTCAGGTAACGACAAAAGGTTGGCTTCATACATACCATCTTCTGCGAGATAGGGATTATCAAAGAGGGTGGCTGGTATAAATTTCCTTTTGAACAGAGGCTCACCCTCCCTGCTGTGACCTTTCGGCCAAGCGATAATGTTACCGCTATCTATGTCTGTAGCCCAGAAAGCCTTATTATGAGATCCAGGATCAATAAAGGTCTTCTTCACCCAAGCGTGTCCTGGTCCTCCTGGATTGCTAGTTGCACGCATGTATAACGGTAGTCCACTAGCTGAAGTACTTCTTAAACGTGAGCGCATATAGTTCCACGGATACGGGGTAGGCCACTGAGTAAGTTCGTCAAATCCAATCCAGTTAAAGGCCTGACCTTGGTAACGCATTACGTCATCGTCACGGTCAAGGTAAGACATCCAGAGTGTTGCACCTGAGGGAGCTACCCAAGTCTTGTCTCGTTCCATAAACTTAATTCCAGGAATTGCTTTTGGGTACAACTCTTTTGAAACTGAAATAAGTTCACGTAATTCTTCTGTACTTCTCCGTACAAGCAGCATTCTTGCTTGTGGGTTATTTAGATATCGTACTGGGTCAGCAACCATTGCATATGATTTACCACCACCAGCAGATCCCCCATATAGCACTTCCTGTTCTGTAGCAGATAAAAAATCTGTCTGTGGACCAGAGTTAGGCTGAAAGATTATCTCTCTTTGAGCCTGTTCTACATCAATTAATGGGGGCTTTGGCTGAGCCGATACCACCTCTTCGGACTTTTTCTTCAAGCTTTTCCGCTTTGGCGAGCGCCGTTTTGTATCGCTCGGCAAGGTAGCGTTGGTTTGCAGCCTCTTTCTTACGTTTGTGCTCAAGTTTAACTCTCTTATATAATCCTACGTGGGATAAATACCTACCCGATTCATTACTTAACCAGTTGGCTACATCACGATAGCTGTACTGCTTTAGAAATTTCTTAGCCTGTTCAAAGAGTTCTAGTTCATCTTCTACAGGAAGTAGGATATCAGGATCACTAGGGTCTTCTTCGTACCCAAATGGAACTGTTCGACCTATCCTAATTACAGGATGCCAAACTTTTTCGTTCCCCACTATTTCAGGGGCAGGTAGCTTCCAAGTTTTATTAGTCTTCATCAGTCTTTGGTGGCAAAATAAACAGTGGACTTTCTGACTTAACTTCAACCTTTTCAGTCTTAGCAAAACCAGCTCGATCAAGAAAGTCTTTTGCAGCAGCCATCTTTTCTTTATTACCAAGGTTAGTAGGATTACTCATGATCTCCATCATAGACCAAGCTGCCTGTGGTCCACGAGTTGCAATAAAACGTTTAGTCAGTTCTGCAACTTCATCAATCAGAGTATTCATAACCGTGGTAGAAGATGTACCCTCAGCATATCCAGCAAGCTTAAGGGCTTTGACTGGACTGCCTTGGGCTTCCTCAAAGAGTACATCTAAAAACTTTTGTTGTTTTTCTGTAAGGTTACGACTCATTTCTTTTTCTTTCTTACCACTCCACCCTTGGCGGCTCTAAAGGGTCTAGTTTTCTTTGCAATGTTTTTAGGCTGAGCCACATGCTGCTTACCTGCCTTCGTGCCTTTTCGTTTAGCTCTGGTTGTAGCGGCATACTCACTGCTGCTAAGAGACTTAATAGCCTTATCAGGTAAATAACGTTCACCAGTTTTAGCACTAGGCTTGCCACTTTTAGTTCGCCATTTTTGTTTAGTCCAAGACTTAAGACTTTTTTGACTTTTTGCTAGAGCCATCACTGTGTACCTTTTGTATTGGAAAATCTGCTTTTAAACTTGCACCCTTGTGTGAAACAAACTTACCTTTGTGTTTCATAAGTTTGAATCCACCCTTAGGTTGTCTCATCCAGTGATATCCTTTTGGAGCATCAACCTTCATTTATTTATACCCTCCACCTTTTGCTTTATACTGCTTTGCGACCATTTGTGCTTTACGAGCCGACCACTGTCCAGGTTTTCCACCTTTGCCGCCAGCTTTAATGGATGAGACAAGACGCTTGCGCATAGCAGGGTTAGTATAATTTCCTGCCGCATTAACTGTAGACTTTGCTTTGGATTTCGGCACGAGATACTCCTATATCACGTAGTTGTCTATCTGACATATTCTGCAGTTGCCAGAGGGCCACTTTACGTTCTTGGCTTTTTTGGATTGCTTTTACAAATCGTTTAAACATTTTCTATCTCCTTTATGTTTAGACATTCCTGCCTTTATGGAGATAGTTTTACACATATAGTTATAACATAAAACAGATAATATTGCAACCCCGTTATGCACTTAACGGTTAGGATCGTAAAACTCTTCTGCTGCAACTACTACAGTTA